AGGCGAAACTTATGTATCATGGGTATCGTGCAAAAGCACAAGCGGGGGCGACGACCATTCAACCACTCTTCGGGGATGACGGTCCGCTCCCGTTGTGTTATTGAGCAGACAACCCGCGCCGGGCAATCGCTTTTGGAGGGATATTCATGCCGAGCAAGCCGGGCGAGCAATACGCCTTAAAGCGACACAAGGCCAACGAGCGCCGATACAACGCTTCCCGTCCTGCCCGGCATGGATTCTACGCTTCCCCCGAGTGGCGACGAGTGAGGGACTGGTACAGAGCACGCCATCCGCTCTGCGAGGAGTGCCAGCGACAGGGACGGGTGATGGCTGCTGAGCTGGTGCATCACAGGGTGGAGATATCAGAGGGCGGTGCGCCGCTTGACCCCGAGAACCTCGAATCACTGTGCTGGAGCTGTCATAGCAAGGTGCATGCTGGGAAACTGCACGAAAACTAAGTTTTGCCTTGGCTAGGCTGATCACCGAAAAGGGAGATTCCTTCGCTCCCCTGCCAAGGTTCTTTTTGAAGGGCCGTGGAAGGGCGGTGTTAATATGATTTGTTCTGTGTGTGGGAAAGAGTTTGAACGTGAAAAGAAACCAGGGCGTAAACCAACCGTTTGTTCTGAAGAGTGTAGAAAAAAGAAAGCTAAAGAGAACTTAAATAAAAGGGCAAAACCAAACCTATTTTGTGAATTTTGCGGGGAAGCCTTTTTTGGCCACACACCAAAACAGAGATATTGTTCAGTAGAATGTCGAGGTAAAGCACAACGATCACTAAAGGGAACAGTGAAAATATGTGTTTATTGTGGCAAGGAGTTCGATCCTAAGAATAAGCATCAAATATGTTGTTCCTTTAAATGTGGGAGTCTACAGAGCGCAACGCATAGAGTAAAGAAACATCTTTTCTGCCTATATTGTGGACAAGAGTATGAAGCAAGGCATGATAGCAAAGGGTTCTGCTCTAGAGCGTGTGGAAGGAAATGGGCAAGTACTCGTGTAAACCAATGTGCGTATTGTGGGAAAGAATTTACCGGGAAGGGTAACTATTGCAGTAATGAGTGTAGAGAGAAAGCCAAGGTTAAGCATAAAACATGTTCCGTATGTGGCAAGGAGTTTACTACAACAGGCAGGCAGTCTATATGCTCTGATGAATGCAGGAAACAATTAGCTAGAGATGAGCAACGTCAGAGATATCTTGCGGAGAGAGAAGAAAAGATTAAGAAGCGTAAAGATGAATTTGTACCGCAAAGAGTTGTGTGCAAGGAGTGCGGGTGTGAGTTTGAAACAGAATTTAACGGTAGCCGTGGGCAGACGAGAACGGTTTTCTGTTCTAATGAATGTGCAAGAAGGAACCACAAGAGGACAGGGAAAGCGGTACGCAGGGCAAGGAAGAAAGGTCTTGGGTGTGAATCCTTCGATCCACTCGACGTACTCAAGAGGGATAACTGGACGTGTCAGATGTGCGGTGTGAAGACACCGAAGAAGTATCGTGGAACGTGCGACGACAGAGCACCGGAGCTAGACCACATCATCCCCCTTGCTTTTGGTGGTGAGCATTCGATGAGGAACACTCAGTGTCTTTGCCGGAAGTGCAACGGAGCCAAGGGCGCGACAGGACAAGGCCAGTTGAGGATAGCATAAGTACCGGGGAGTGGTAAAAGTCTGGTGCTGTGCTCCCAGACTACGCACGGGAGCCACGCGCGGCAAAATCGGAAACGGGACTTTGCCCTTTAAGGAGGTGAAGTGGTGGCTACGACTGGAAGGAAACCGAAACCAAGGCGCTTAAAGGAACTTGACGGAGATCCGAAGTCTCGTTTTCTCTCGAAGAACGAGCCGATGCCTCCGGTGAGTGAGAACGTCATTGAATGGGACGTGGTGAAAAACAACCCTGTCGCGCATAGGGCCTTTACGGACAATGTGCGCATACTGCGGACCATGAAAATGCTTACAGACGCGGAGATCCCGCTGATAAATATCATGGCCATCTGTCAGGCCCGCATCGAGGAGGCTGAAAATCAGGTTGAATCCGAGGGGATGATATCGGACTACGTGAATACGAAAGGCGAGCGGAATAGTGTCGCACATCCTGCGGTTGGTGTGTCGATGAAATACGCGCAGATGTTAAAGTGCCTCTGCATTGAGTTTGGAATGACACCTTCTTCGAGGGGAAGGCTTGAGGTCCCGAATGAAGACGAAAAAGACGACTTCGCCTCCAAGCTCCGCTCCAAAATAGGCTGATCCCATGTTCTCTAGGAAAAAAGCCGACTGGGCCATTGAATTTATCTCCCGGCTGACCCACACAAAAGGCGAATGGGCAGGCAAGCCCTTCTTGTTGCAAAAATGGCAGAAGATGTTTTTGAAGGAACTCTTCGGGCGCGTCAAAGGCGACGGGCTGAGACAATATCAGACCGCATACCTGGAGATCCCGCGCAAAAACGGGAAGTCTGAACTGGCCGCCGCCATCGCGCTTTTTTTGTTGTTCGGAGACAATGAACCCGGCGCGGAAATATACAGCGCAGCGGCCGACAGGGAGCAGGCATCCCTCGTATTCAACGCCGCAGCGCAGATGGTCCGCAATGACCCGGTGCTCTCCGGCATGTGTAAGATCATAGACTCTCAGAAGCGGATTGTATTCTACGAGATGGGCAGCTTCTACCGGGCGATCAGCGCGGAAGCCTACTCGAAGCACGGATTCAACGCGCACGCCGTCATCTACGATGAAATCCACAGCGCACCGAACCGCGAACTGTGGGACGTGCTCTCAACGTCCATGGGGGCGAGAACTCAGCCGCTCATGTTAGGCATCACCACGGCGGGATACGACCGCAATTCCATCTGCTGGGAGCTTCACGACTACGCACAAAAAATCATCGACGGAGTGGTAGAAGACCCCACGTTTTTCCCATTAATATTTGCCGCCGAAGAGGGCGACGAATGGACGGACGAAAAAGTATGGCGCAAGGCGAATCCAAACCTCGGGGTGTCAATCAAGCTCGACTTCCTGCGGCGGGAATGCAAACGCGCCCAAGAGATCCCGGCCTACCAGAACACGTTCCGGAGACTATACCTCAATCAGTGGACGACTCAAGAAACGCGCTGGCTCGATATGTCGAAATGGCGCGAGTGCGGAGAGGACTTCGACCTATCGAAGCTCGCAGACCTCCAATGCTGGGCCGGAGTGGACTTGAGCACCACGACCGACATATCCTCCTGCGCCCTGGTGTTCGAGCCGGACGAGGAAGATAGGGTTCACGCACTCTCCTTCAATTGGGTACCCGGCGACAATATCGCCGCCAGGGTAAAGCGGGACCGGGTGCCCTATGACGCATGGGCGCGAGACGGGCATATAGTGGCGACGGACGGCAACGTCATAGACCACGACTACATCAGAAATTCTATCGCCATCGACCTTAAAGCTATGTTCCCGCGCTTGGAGGTCGTAGGGTACGACCCATGGAACGCTACGAAATGGGCTATCGACCTTGAGGGCGACGGAGTGCCGGTCGTGCAGATACGGCAGGGATACAAAACCATGTCTCCCGCGTGCAAGGAGCTTGAACGGCTCGTCTTGGGCGGGTACTTGCGCCACAACAACAACCCGGTACTTACATGGGCGATGGACAATGTGATGATTACCACAGACCCGGCAGGCAACATCAAACCAGCGAAGGACAAAGCCACTGAACGCATTGACCCTGCCGTTGCGCTGATAACCGCCATTGCCACCATGCTGGAGTTCCGCGACGAGCCGTCAATCTATGAATCGAGGGGAATACTAACTCTCTGACACTTAACCCACAAGTTAAGCCGCTTTCCTTCGGGGGGCGGCTTTTTTGTATCCTCTCGAAGGGAGGCGTTCAACGATACGGCTGATGTTAGGCGATTGTCTGGAGAAGATGCAAGATATCCCTGATGGAAGCGTAGACCTGACCGTCACGTCGCCGCCCTACGACAACCTGCGGGAATATTTCCTTGACAAGATTGTCGTATGGCGGTATGATATACCGTATGAGAAAAAACAAGAAATCATCCGAGAACTTAGGGCAAGAGGCATCAAGCCCGTCGCCCCATCTGGATAGGGATTGGCTCTATCAAAAGTATATCGTCGAGGGTTTATCGACTTATCAGATTGGGGAAATCGTAGGGAGAAATCCCAAAAACATCTACAACAAACTAAAAGCGTTTGGGATACCGACCAGATCAAGGGCAGAGGTGATAACCCCAAACAGTTGGTGGGCAATTGGCAAGGAACACGCGGGAAAAGGAAAGGCACGCAGCGATGAGACAAAAGCCAAAATATCAGCCGCAAAAAAAGGCAAAGAATACCCAGCACTTCGTGGTGAAAATAACGGAATGTTCGGTAAACGGTCTCCGAACTGGAAAGGCGGAGTCACACCGGAGAGACAGCGACTTTATTCAAGCGGTGATTGGAAAGATATTGTCAAGTCGGTATTCGAGCGCGATGGATATATCTGTCAACGATGTGGGAAAAAAAGCGGCAATTTACACACACATCATATCAAATCGTGGGCTGAGTGCGTCGAAGGGCGCACCGATTTAGATAACCTGATTACGGTCTGTAAGAGGTGTCACCTATGGATACACAGCAAGAAGAATACGAACAGGGAGTTTATCGGCTAGAGGATATTCCAAAGCATCTACGGAAATACTTTGCGCCAAAACCACTGTTTGACTTTGAGCCAATAGCGCGGGAACTGTACCGGGTGACAAAGCAGGGTGGCGTGGTCGTTTGGGTTGTTGGTGATGCCACTATAAAGGGCAGCGAGACAGGGACATCGTTTAAGCAAGCGCTGTGGGCGATGGAGTGCGGCTTTCGGCTGCATGATACGATGATTTACCACAAACGTAACCCGATGCCGGTCAAGAGT